ATTGCTACTAACACACAACCAGCGGCTGTATACAAAACAGCAACTAATGCAGCCAATGGTGGATTCAATCAGCTTAGATTGTTTAGCAGATCTGCAGGTAGTGAAGTACAAACTGGTGATATAGGTTTTGTCAAAGTCTACAATGGTGTATTAGACCTTACAACAATACAGTCTCAACACGCTACATATAAGGCACGATTTGGATATTAATCTCATTTACACTACTCGATAAATAACATATAATGCTACTAACTGAATTTTTTAACAAACCTCTAGATGTCTACAAAGACAAAAAGCAGGGCAAACACGATGATAGTAATCTCGAAGATGAATTATTTTGGTATATTTTAGACCACGATAAATTACACAAAGATTACTTCTTCCCTATTGCCAAGAAAATGAAAAATATCAAAGAGTGTTCTCCTGAATTAATTTTAGAAACATACATGCCCATGGTCATGAAAGGTTGTAAAGAATTCTATAATGAAAAGAAAATGGGTGGTAGATTAGGCAAAGTATTTCCTAAGAAATTAAGAGAAGGTCTATGCCATAGATTACACGACCATTGTCACGATGATATCCGTGCAGGCAAATACAAATTAGGGTAATATTATGAAATTAAATGAAGGCGGTAATGTTGTTCCTAATGCAGTAGAACTAAGAAAAGAAAATTTCCCACTGGTAATGGCAAATTTAAAAAAAGTTCTGCCAGCTGGATTAAACCTTTACCCTATTGGTAGTGCTGGACACAAAGAAATCAGCAGTGACATCGATGCCTTAATTGATGCCAATGAATTACTAACAGCGTTCCCCGCTAAAGAATTAAAACTAAGTCGCAAAGCCCTAGAAGATTATTTTAAAAGCAAAGGCTTGTTTGCCGCACGTACAGGTGTTAGCATACACGTGGGTATTCCTATCGGTGCTACACAAGATGTAGTACAGGTAGATTTAATGGCTGTAGAAAATGCGGCTGCGGCACAACCATTGCACACACATGATTACACTGACCCTGCTATGAAGGGTGGCACGCTACACGGTATGTGGGCCGACCTTGCTAACATGAGTCAAGTAGAAGGACATGAAAGTGTTATGATGAGTCCATACAAAGGACTTGTTGATCGCGTTACCAAAGAATTAGTTACCAACAACAAAGATGAAATCGCTAAGATTATTATCGGACCGACTGCTTCAGCCGCAGACATGGGCAATCCACAAAAAGTGCTGGCTGCACTTAAAGCATATCCACAAAAGTATCAAGCTATCAAAGCCAAATATTTTCCAGATCCTGTAGCAGAAGGCAGTCGTGAGTGGTTTAGATCATTGATAGATCGGATCGTATGAAAATAATTGAACTACTATCCGAAGCTGGTGCTCCTGGTGTGGGACGCAAATATCAGCACATTGAAGATCTAGTGTTTACCAATGGTAGCACAGGAGGACTTCATGCCGTTGAAAGATTGCAAAGCATGGGTACACAGGGTGGTACTATTGAATTAAAATGGGACGGTAGTCCTGTGGTATACTGGGGCAGAGACGAACAAGGCCGGTTTTCAATGATTCCTAAAAATGCCTGGGAATATCTAAAACGCGGCAAGACTGAAGTGTCACCTGGTGTACCTACAGCATTATACAGTCCAGAAGATATTAAAAACTTTGTTCTAGGCACAGGTAATCCAACTGCTGAACAACTTCCACAGCGTGAAGCATACGCACAAGAATTAATGAGCCTTTGGCCATACTTTGAAAAAGTAAGTCCGCAAAATGGTTATGTAGAAGGCGGCCTGTTATTCTATCCTAGCAAGCCTGCACAATTAAATCCTACCACACAAGAATACGATTTCCAACCTAACATCACAGCCTTCCACATTCCCGTTGGTAGTAAGTTAGGTGCAAGAATCAAAGCCGCAAAGGTTATGGTTGCTGTTACAGGTTTTTATGATTCGCTGGGCAGTGGCGATGAAGGTCGATATCCCAACGCCGAACAACTAAGCACACCAGATGTTATTGTACAAGGTACAACCTATGTTGAGAAAGCACCAGGTGTAGAAGATGCAGGATTAAAAGCCGCAGAACAATTTATTACTACCAATGCAGGATTAATCAATGGCTTCCTAGCACCTAAGCCAGGACTAAGCAAACCGGGTGATATCCTTTACAAGTTCTATAATCAAAACTTACGTATTCCAGGAGTTAAAGATAAGTTTCAAGCATGGGTTAATGCCAATGTCAGCGCAGGACAAGCAGGTAAAATTTTAGCAGACCAGCGTGGATTAAATGCAGTACTAGGTGCTGTAGAAATGTTAAGTAAAGAAAAACTACAATTGATTAATAAAATTAGTGCAGGCACACACGGCGACATCCGTCAGACCAAACCTGAAGGATATGTACAGGCACATCCAGGTGGTGAATTTAAAAATGATATGCCGGGACAATTTGTAAAAGCAATTGATCAATCTAATTGGGCACCAAGGAAAGACTAATATGTTTTTAAGAAATATTTTTGAAGCACTAGAAAGAACCGGACAGGGTAAAAGTGCCGTTATAGGCTGGGGTCGTGGCATGGGACACAAAGGTCATATGTTTCTAGCCAGCAGTGTTATTACACAGGCCAAAGAAACTGGCAGCGACCCTTATTTTGTGGTTAGCAAGACTGTGGGCAAAGATGATCCAATTAATCCAGATGAAAAATTAGCTATCTACAAAAAAGTGTTTCCTCAAAGCGGACATATTTTTCAAACTGCCACAGATGAAATGCCAGACTTAACTCGTGTACTAACCAAATTAAATCAAATGGGTTACACCGATGCTACTGTAGTAGTCGGTGCAGACCAAGTTAACGCATTAGGTTATGTAAAAAATTACAACGGAAAACCAGACAAATCAGGCAACATTCCATTTAGTTTTAACACATTAAACGTCATAAGTCGTCAAGAAACCAACGATCCTAGTCGGGATCAAGAAGGACCACGTGCTACGCCCATGCGAGCCGTATTAATGGATCCTGCAAAGAGTGAAGAGGAAAAGTTTGCAGTTTGGCGTGATGCCATGAATCCTGAACTTAGTGATGACGAAGTTATGGATCTAATGCACAAAGCCGAACAGCGTATGCGGGCTATGGTCAAGCCAAAGAAGGTAAAAGGTGTGGCGGAAGATATGAGCCGTAGAGGATTCTTAAGAGGAGCAAGTGCGTTAGCTGTTGGTTCTGCATTGGCAGGCGGTGCTCGTGCTGATAACCAAACTGATCCAAATAAATTAATTGCAATTGTTAATATCGACGGAGAATCTAAAGAATTTAATTTAACTGGCAGATTTAAAGGTGATGCTAAATCGCAATTACGACAAGCAGAGAATTTTATAACTGAGTTTTTAGAACAACGAGATATTAATTTTTCTAACTTAGAACTACGCTATCAAGGTGCAGTTCTTAAAACACAAAATACTGGTTCTGTTAGAGAAGAGCAAGGTGTGGCGGAGACTAGTAGTAATGCTATAGCCAATACTGCAAGTCGCTTGGCTAACAAAGACGATGGCAAAGTTGCAAAACTACGTGCGGCCGGTGATAAGCGTCGTGAAGATCAATTAAAAGGTAGAAACATTGCCAAACGTGATACCACTAGCAAAGATGAATGGGGCAATCTAAAAGAGTTATCCAATGATGCGCTAGGTCGTTATAAGAAAGCCGCTAGTGCAGATGCAACTGCGGCTGACAAGGCTGGCGATTTTAAACAAGCCGACAAACGTTTTAGTGGTATAGTTAAGGCAACTAAAAAACAGTTTGCCAATGATACTAAAGGTGTGGCGGAGGACGAAGGCGACCCAAAAGGTGTGCCGCATGTTACCAAAGAATTATTAAAACATATTGTACAACAGGTTGGCACAGAAGGCGCACATGCTATCATTAAGAGCTTACAATGGGGCGATGGGGCGGCAAAAGAACTATTACATTTAATTGTTAAAGATTTAAAAAACGATATCAGCATGGCCGAAAGTGTCAAACAACGGATTGACAAGAGTTGCTGGAAGGGCTATAAAAAGCAAGGCACTAAAATGAAGGGCGACACTAGAGTTAATAATTGTGTTCCGGTTAGTGAAAGTGTTGAAGACATTATAGACTCTCTTATCAATAAAATCATCACCAACGAAGCAACATCGAATAGTGGTAAATAATATATTATGAAGATACTTGAACTTATCACTGAGCGAAAAACAGGAAAGTTGTCTAAAAGACAACAAAACCCAACACGAGGTTTACATACATTCAGTGATGCCGAACATGCCAACAGTGACTACACATTTAACAGAGTAGGACTTGCGGCTGCTATGTGTGATGGAGAAAATGATCCTGATGTAGACTATGTTAGCTGGGTAGGCAAGAAAAAATTAACTGCTCCATATACTAAAGTAGAAGCAGATATTCTTAAGCAGGCTTATAAAATTGCAGGTGCAAATCATAGCGACCTTAATCACGGCGATATGAACAGCAAGGAATTAGGCAGTACCAATACTACCAGTCCAGTGGCAAATTGGATGAAGAAATGAGACTAAGAGAATTTCTTCCAGAGACTAAACTACACGGAACTTTTGGCAAAGTAGATCCAAAAGTTAGTAATCCGTTACCTGGATCTTTTGTACAACGTGAGTTACGTAACACTGATCCATATATGCAATACAGATATGGAATAGCGTTAGCAGGTGGTCGTGCTCATGCGGCTGGCGATGTTGATTTTGAACAAGAAAGTATCTGGGCTGAAAATTTAGGCATTGTAGCATATACCGAAGAGGACGAAACAACTGTTAAATTAGCAGATAAGATGATGGGAGTCACTGGTACACGTATTGCAGGCCGGGCTAGCAAAGAAGCACCTGGTTCAAATACAGTAAGTCCTATAGCAAATTGGAATATAAAATGAAACACGAATTTAAAGTTACAAAATCTCAAAACCAAACAGTCTATACATTAGAAAGCGCATCTAGTGGAGGGACTAGTTCAGGTAGTATTGCCAGCAGTAGTACAGCATTAGGCGGAGTGCTGAAACGTAATCCACCAGGCGATAATATACTTGCACAAGAAAAGAAAGAAGTACCTAAGCCACGCAACTTTGTGGCTAAGAATGCCAAAATGGGTGGTGCTGGGCAACACAAAGATAAAAAGAAAGCCGAGAAGCAAGGTGATGTAAAACATAAGAAACCATTTTCCGAAGCAAGCAATCCGGCGCAACAGGCTGCTATTGCTATTGCTAAAAAGAAAAAAGCAGGGATGAAGGAAGAATTTAATGGTGAGTATGATGATGAAGCAGGCATGGCACACAGTAATTTGTTGAGTTCATCAAGAGCAGTCATTGGCCTGTTAAAAACTATTAAAGACAGAGACAATCTACCAGAATGGGTGCAAGAGAAAATTGCTAAAGCAGAAATGATGCTAGTAGGTGTTTGGGATTATTTGCAAAGTCAAAAAGAGCAAGGTATTGATCCACAACAAGATGCCAACGAAAATAGATATGATCGTAGAGATGCATATCAAAGAGACTATGATAGCAGTGTGAGCGGAATGGATGGAAGTGATAAACATGCATTTAAACGTGCCGAACTACAACACGAACTAGGACACGAAACAAATAATATTGCCATTTCTATCAACGGTAAGCTATGGAAAGTAGTTCCAGGTAAAGGTTATGCCGATAGTCGTGAAGAGTCACAGTATCTGAGCAATATGAAACGCTGGGCAGACACAAAATCAGCAAGTTCAGGTAAAACTTGGACAGTTAGTTTAACAGGGGCTAATCCAACTGAAGGTGTGGCGGAAGGTGAAGGTGATGATGCGTATGTTGCCTGCATAGTACAACATAACCGTTCAGGTCAAGCAATAGTACAAAGAACAAAACCTATAAGTCGTGACCGAGCAGAAGAAGTAATTAAAAGTGCCCTTGCTAAAATTACATTTAAGCACCCTCCATTCATGACCATTTACCCAGCAAGTGCTGGTAAGTTAGATGGCTCAACCATCATGGCTCGATTTCCTGATATGAGTCAACAAGGTGTGGCGGAGGCGGCAACAGATGACCCACGTTTTCAAAAGATGATGGGCAACATACAAAAATCTACTCCCACACCAATATCAGGATATGTAGCATTGAGTTTTGCCAGTGAGAGGAGATCAAAAAAAATCAAAGGCGTTAAACATAATGGCAAGCCAATGCCAGACGTTATTGACGATCCTGAAGAATTTCTTGGTGGTAAAATAGAGTTTACTCCTGATCAAATTGAACAACAACTAATGTCCATCGGTGAAAAATATGGATGGGACTCTATTGATCCCGGACAAGGTCAAGGCTATACAGAAATGTTCTTTGATACTAGCAGAGAATATACATCAAAAAATCAACATCATCTTGCGGCGAACATTGTTAGAACAGTTAATGAAATTAATAAATTTTTCAATGGTATGAACAGCAGTTTACAGGCCACAGGATTACCGGGATACAAAACAGATGTATGGCAAGGCATGGGCCCACCTAATGACACAAATCAAATTAATGATTTAAATCAAATTGTCAATATTGCTAAAGATCAGACGGCAAAACTTAATGCCATCAAATCATCTGTAAACAATTACCGTATGAACTCGGAAAAACGTGACAACGGTGTGGCGGAAGGTGCTAAAGTAGATCGTCAAGCTAAACATATTACTGCCAGTATGATGAAGAAAGGCAAATCTAAAAAGGATGCAGAAAGTATTGCGTGGGCACATATCAAACATCCTAAGAACGAAAGCGTTGATCCGTACTTTGAATCACTACAATCTAAAGTCAAGGAACTAACAAAAAAGTAAGTGAGCAGGAGCCTCAAGAACCTGCTGTTGATCCAGCACAGACTCCTGCTAAAAAATTAGGACCGCAACCAAAACTAAAACCCGATATGTCATTAGACTATTGGAAAGAACGTTTTCAAACAGCTAACCCTAATCAATATCATCAGTTTAAAAACAAAACACCAGAAAAGAAAGATCAAATGGCCACAGCGGCACTTTATGGAGCCCGTCAACCTAATAATGAAAATTTTGCAGATGGAAAACATCCTGAAGACAAGGGTGATAGCAAACGCTACGGTATTAATACCAAAGCCAGTGTAAGTAGCTTACGCAAAACCGCGCACCAAGGCGGACGTAAAGGACAACTAGCACATTGGTTAGCTAATATGAAAGCTGGAAGGGCAAAGAAATGAGAGATCTACTATCTATTGTCGAAACTGCTGAGACTACAAGTAAATTAGTAAATGCTAAATTACCTTACGGTATAAAAGATTTAGAACCTGTGATGAGCAAAGATACATTAAATTATCATCACGGAGAGTTAGCTCAAGGCTATGTTGATAGATTTAACAAAGGCGAAGGTGATCCTGATTTCAATCTAGCAGGAAGCTATCTACATAATTTATTTTTTCCACAATTACAAGCACCAAAGAGTGGAAATAAACCCCACGGCATCAGTCTTGAATTAATTAATAAAAAATATAAATCATTTAGTGAATTCCAAGATCAAATGTTAAAAGATGCCATGGCCATCCAAGGTAGTGGATGGATTTATATGAGTCAGAATGGCGAAATTAAAACTATTAAGAATCACCAAATTAAAAAAGATATTGCACTATTAATTGACTGGTGGGAACATGCATGGGCATTAGACTATCAAAGCGATAAGAAATCCTATTTAGAAAATATATGGCGTATTATTAATTGGGATATTGTGAATACAAGGTTGTAAAATGTTTAGAAGATTCGATGTTCATATCGTTTCAAACCCAACTTGCAACGAACCTATATACGATATCGTTGCAAAAGATTTTAAATTCTACGACAAAGATGGTTTTGAATTAAACCAAGCAGAACGAAAATACTATAAGATTTCAAAGCATCCTATAGATCAGCCCATACTTAATCACACCTGTTGGCAAGAATCATGGTTTGAATTAGAAGATAAAAATTCCAAATTAATATTAGATCATTGTATGATATTACATCGTTGTAATTATTCTGAACATGCATCTTACCAACTTAATAAAATAAAAAAAGATATACCAGAAGCAGAATGGTTACTTAATACCAAACAAAAATGGGGGTTTGATTTTGCCCTAGATGCAGTTGATGAGCATGGTAATATTTTTGAAGTGCTACATATAGAGTATGATAATTATGATTATAGTCAATTTGTCACACGCATGATTAGTTTTGATTACCAAGTAAGACACATTGATTGGCAAGATGCGGCACAGCGTATAACGCAACATAAAGACGAATGGAAAAATCTTACAGGGTTTGCACAAAATGATTGGAAAGCTAATTTTATCATTGGATGGAATAAAGCAGAATATACTGAAAAATCATTGACATTCTAAAGACATTCATATATAATTAACACTCACAGGAGATATCACATGGGTAAAGCATTTGGCGCACCAGAACAAGCAAAGATTAAACAAATTGTTGCAGAAGGCATGACTGTCATGCAAGAGATTCAAGACCTTACAGAAGGATTGAATGAAACAATTAAAGCAGTAGCAGAAGAACTAGAAGTTAAACCCAGTGTAATTAAAAAAGCAATCCGTATTGCACAAAAAGATCAATGGGACAGCGTTTGGAAAGAATTTGACGATTTGGAAACTATTGTGGATATCAGCGGACATTCTCATCGCAGAGAAGATTAATGTATAATATTTTCAATGATATAGTTGGTTGGATTAAAGATGACTATAAGACTTACCCTTTACGTTTTATCGTGGAAATTGTGGCTTGGGCAATTAGCATCGGTTGCGCGATTACAATGGCGTTCACGGTACCAACTCCGCCTCTTATCATACTGTATCCTATATGGATTACTGGTTGTGCTATGTACGCTTGGGCCGCTTATAGTCGTCAATCTTTTGGTATGCTGGCTAACTACGTTTTGTTAGTAAGTATAGATTCTATTGGCCTAGTTAGAATGTTAGCTAAATATTTTTGAGAACGGCATTGCGAGCCATAAGTCGCTAAAAGATGGTCAGTGAGCCATAAAATCACGAGGAGAAGAATATGAGTTATGTAGACGCGATCTGGAATCGCGATAAAGACATCATTTATGTTGTCGAACGAGATCCTAAAAAAGGCAGGATCTTTCAAGAATACCCAGCCCGGTATATTTTTTATTATCCGGACCAGCGAGGTAAGTACAAATCAATTTACAACGAGAATCTCAGTAAAGTAACTTCTAAAACTTATAAAGAGTTTATGAAGGAGAAAAAGATTCACAGCAGTCACAGCCTATACGAAAGTGACATCAATCCTGTATTTAGAAACCTAGAAGAAAACTATCTAGGCAAAGACGCTCCAAAACTAAATGTAGCTTTTTTCGATATTGAAGTGGACTTTGATCCAGAACGTGGCTATGCAAGTCCAGACGATGCATTCATGCCAATTACTGCTATCGCTGTTCACCTACAATGGATGGATACATTAATTTGTCTTGCTGTACCCCCTAAGACACTGACAATGGCAGAAGCCGTAGAACAAGTTAAAGACTTTCCTAACACACACTTGTTTGAAACAGAAGCAGAAATGCTAGAAATGTTTTTAGAGCTAATAGCAGATGCAGATGTACTAAGTGGTTGGAACTCAGAAGGATTTGATATTCCCTATACGGTAAATAGAGTTACCAAAGCATTGAGTAAAGAAGACACTCGCAGGTTCTGTCTATGGGATCAGTTTCCTAAGAAAAGGGAATACGAAAAGTATGGAAAAACGGCTATTACTTATGACCTGGTTGGTCGCGTTCATTTGGACAGTCTCGAGCTGTACCGCAAGTACACCTATGAAGAAAGACACTCGTATCGATTGGATGCGATTGCCGAATATGAGTTAGGTGAAACTAAAACAGTCTACGAAGGTACACTTGATCAATTATACAATAACGATTTTAAAAAGTTTATTGAATATAACAGACAAGACTGTGCGCTACTTGACAAGTTAGATAAAAAATTAAAATTTTTAGATCTAGCAAATACATTGGCACATGAGTGTACCGTATTGCTACAGACCACTATGGGCGCGGTGGCTGTTACTGAGCAGGCTATTGTAAACGAAGCTCACCATCGTGGTCTTATTGTACCAAGTCGACCACATCGTGATGAAGATGCTAACAATCAAGCCGCAGGTGCGTATGTTGCATATCCTAAGAAAGGATTGCATGACTGGATTGGCTCAATGGACATTAACAGTCTGTATCCAAGTGCAATTCGTGCATTGAACATGGGTCCGGAAACAATTGTCGGTCAACTACGTCAAGACAAAACGGATCAATTCATTCAAGAACAGATGCTAATACATAAAAAGTCTTTTGCGGCTTCATGGGAAGGCATGTTCGGTAGCCTAGAATACGAAGCAGTAATGCGTCAAGATAAAGCCTGGGAAATTATCATTGATTGGCAAAACGGTGAAAATGATGTGTTAAGTGCGGCAGAGGTATATCGACTAATATTTGAAAGCAATCAACCCTGGATACTTAGTGCTAACGGTACAATCTTTACCTATGATCAAGAAGGTATTATTCCTGGACTGTTAAAGCGTTGGTATGCCGAACGTAAAGACATGCAGAAGAAGCTTAAAGCCGCAATTGAAGTAGGTAACAAGATTGAAGAAGAATATTGGGACAAACGTCAGTTAGTTAAGAAAATTAACTTGAATAGTTTGTATGGTGCTATTTTGAATCCCGGATGTCGTTTCTTTGACAAGCGAATTGGACAAAGTACCACACTTACAGGTCGGGCTATTGCTCGACATATGGCAGGAAAAGTCAATGAAATGATCACAGGTGAGTTTGATCATGTAGGTAAAGCAATTATCTACGGTGATACTGACTCATGCTATTTCTCAGCGTATAACACATTAAAGATCGATATTCAAAAGAAATTAATTCCTTGGGATAAAGATATTGTAATTCAATTGTACAATACCATTGCTGATAATGTTAACGCCACATTTCCGCAGTTTATGTTAGACGCATTTCATTGTCCTAAATCAAGAGGCGAGGTCATCAAAGCTGGTCGTGAATTTGTCGCTATCAAGGGCATCTATATGACCAAGAAACGTTATGCTATCTTGTATTACGACAAAGAAGGTAAACGTACAGACATAGATGGCCCGGGTAAGATCAAAGCCATGGGATTAGATTTGAAGCGCAGTGATACTCCAGAATTTATGCAAAAGTTCTTAGAAGAAATTCTAACCAAAGTACTCAATAACGCACAAGAGAAAGAGATACTAGAGCGTATCAGTGAGTTTCGAACTGAGTTTAAAGCTAGACCAGGTTGGGAGAAAGGTAGTCCAAAACGTGCTAATAATATTGCCGACTATCAAGCACAGGAAGAAAAGAAGGGCAAAGCTAATATGCCCGGACACGTTCGTGCTAGTATCAATTGGAATACTCTAAAGCGTATGAATGGTGACAAGTACAGTCAACAAATTGTAGACGGTATGAAAGTCATTGTATGTAAGGTCAAAGACAATCCACTTGGCTTTACAAGCATTGCATATCCAGTTGACGAACTACGGTTACCTAAATGGTTCCAGGATCTGCCATTTGATCATGCAGAAATGGAAACTACTATTATCAATAACAAACTTGATAACCTTATTGGAGTTCTAGAGTGGGATCTAGAATCTACAACACAAGATAATACCTTTGGCAAATTATTCAGCTTTGACTAAAATATTACTTGACTTTTCCCCTAAATCTAAATAAACTATACAAAAGGACTATAACATGCAAGACTTATTAAAAGATATCGTGAGTCATACTCACAACCTAGGTTTCCTAAACATTGTAAAAATTACAGGTGATGAAACCACAACTAAGATCGACTCAATGGCAGATGATCGAACAGTTGTTATGTTTGGCGAAACAGCGAATCCACAGCCGGAGATGGTCGGTGTTTTTGGTATGCCTCAATTGAATAAATTGAAATACAATCTCGATTGCCCAGAATACAAAGAAGATGCAAAGATTGAATTAATGACCGCAGAACGTAACGGTGAAACAATTCCAGTTGGCATTCACTTCGAAAACAAAACGGGTGACTTTAAAAACGATTACCGTTTTATGAACAGTGAAATCATCAACGAAAAACTTAAGACTACCAAGTTCCGCGGTGTCAAGTGGGATGTCGAAGTTAATCCTACACAAAGTAGCGTACAGCGTTTTAGTTTCCAAGCGGCAGCTAACAGCGAACATGCAACTTTCCTTGCTAAAACAGATGGCGATAAATTGAAGTTTACATTCGGTGATGCTAGTAGTCACGGTGGTGAGTTTATTTTTGCCACAGATGTTAAAGGTAATCTAAACAAAGGTTGGACATGGCCTGTTGCACCTGTATTAAGTATCTTGAAAATTGCAGATGTTAACAACACTACAATGAGTTTGTCTAATGAAGGTGCATTGCAAATTACCCTAGACAGCGGCATTGCTACTTACAAATACATTATTCCTGCACAGACCTAATAATGAAACAACAAGTTAACTTAACTCCACTACAGAAAGACTATGCTGTCTATTTGCCAGCTATAAGTTCTTTCTATAGCACCTATGTTGCTAAACAACGATTAGAGAAGTTTATTCCAGATACACGGATTCCAGCAGGATTTGATCGTGGCATTGAAGGTATGAACTTCCTTAATCCAGAACAAGGCTATTTTACTTACAAATACGGTTTGTATTCTGCAGGTCATGCACAGTTAGATCTACAAAAGAGTCTTGTGCAAGAATCTATGATCCAACAACGTGATCGTAACAACACAATGATTCTAGGCGACTCCGGCGGATACCAGATTGGTAAGGGTGTTCTTAAGTTTGATTGGTTAGACTTTGAGGGCAAGGAAGCCACTAAAACTCGTCAAAAGATTCTAGAGTGGCTGGAAGTAACTGCTGATT